TTGAAGATATTTGGCATGGTCGGCGGCCGATGACAGACCTTCCTTGAATGGGATAAGCGTTGGTGTGCCTTTAAGGGCATCCTGCGCCTTTTTAGCCGCGTCAGCTTTTCCAAGCTGCATCAATATACCTAAAGGCGAATTGTTAAAGAGAGCGGAGGTAATTTTACCAACCCAACCGCCTCCAAGGCTGGCTACTTTTTCAACGATCGAAATAATGACGCCCAAGACCACGCCTAGACCGCGAATAATGTTGGCCACTGAATCAGCCACATTTGTCATAATCTTTTGGAATCCGGTAACTGACCCAGTTTTTGTCAGATTAGAGAAAGCATCGACGATTCCCTTACCGATGGTGATCTTGAACTCTTCAAATGAGGTTTTTAATCGAGCGATCTTTCCTTCGTAACTTTCCGCTGCGGTAGCCGCATCGCCCTTAAATAGTTTGGACAATTTGCCTTGGATCGTTGAGAAATCTTTTGACGCTAATTCGGCCTTACTTAAACCCGTTCCCAATTTGGCCAAAGAAGTGATATTTCCGCCATAAGCCTTCGCCAGAGATGAAGTGACGGTTGTAAGATCTTTACCGGTTCCCTTAGAAATATCAAGCGATAGGTTAAGGAGATCTTGAGCCTTATTTGTGTCATGGGTCGAGCGCACCAAACGCTGAAAGGAATCACGCAGCTCATTCTTGGCGATACCGTTGACTTCTGAAAGATTGGTAATGAACTTTTCGACTTTAGTATCGGAAAATGCCAAGCCCAAGTTGCCTAAAGTATTGGCAAGAATCTTGGCACTCGCATCATCAGCTGCGAAAGCCTTAACGGCATCGACGCCAAACTTTACGAGCTCTTCAGCTCCAAAACCTATGCCAAGCGTTTTGCCCAGTTTTTCAAATGAGTGCTGTAATTTAGCAACGGAATCTTCGCCTTTTTTGAGGTTATTAAATCCCTTGACATCAGCAATAACATCAACATAAATATTGTTTTGGGTACTCATGCGCTTTCCTTAAATGCCGCTTTGGCGCGCAATCTCTCTGAAAAAATCTCTAGGGTGCGATCTATTGAGATATTTATTTGAGCAACCGTATTACGATCGTTTTCGTACCATGCTTTGTAAATTAAACGACCACGCATGGATTTATTGCCAACTAATCGTCCGCCCATGGAGTTAATAAAGTGCAATCCTGCGGTTGGATTGCTGGAATGCGAATAATCTTTTCCAAACTGATTTTTACCTTTTGCTCCAGCTCCGAGGTTGCCTTTATGACCGACCCAAGGTTGACCTGATGGATTTTTTCGACCGGCTGTTTCCATAATGGCTCCAGCTGCCGAATTGTTGCGAATCGTATAAACGGCAGCGAATCCATTGCGATTAGGCTTTCCTACTTTTGCTGAGGCTACGATTCCTGCCTTAACTTGAGTGGCGTTGTAAATTGGAAACTTTCCTTTTCTAAACATGGAAGTTTTTTTGGAAAGTTTGTTGCCGCCGACCCATTGAGATAACCCAGGCAATTGTTGTGGTACCAAATTGCGTGCGTCATTTACGATCGGCTGCAACACCGCTTTTACATCTTTATCCATTTGATGAGCTAAATCTGGAGCCATTTTACGAAGTGCGCTGCGAAAATTAATTAGACCTTCTACCTTTACTGGCATCTCGCATCCTCCTCGCATCTTCCTGAAGAACATCTAACATTGAGTTAATCATGTTTCGATCTAGCTCTAATAACTCGCTAGGCGAGATCCTCGTCCTAACCGCTAGTGAGGCGATTAGATAAGTAAAAGAATCTCGCTCTACGCGTTTGGGATTTCATCATCGAGGACTTCGACCTTCGCCAGAGTCTCGATAAACGGTAATCCGAACATCGGTACGGTTTCACCGGACTTGCGTAGGCATTCCCACGCCAGCCAATAGATATCCGTCTGCTTTTCATCTTCGCGGAAAGCGCGTGAAAAGCCCTTTTTTGCATATAACTCGAAGGCGTACTCAATGGCTGGAGTAATGGTGTGATCCACTACTTCGCCAGTCGCCCTTGTGATTTTTAGCCTTGCCATTATTGCTCCTTAGAATGAACCGGTAGGTGAGACGGTTGTCGCACCGTTAATAGTGAAGGTGATCTGCTGCATTCCGATAACCGCTACATCGCCGTTAATGTCGGTGGTGTGATTGATTAAAAGAGTGCCTGTATAAAGGGGATTGGTTGCGCTGACGGCTGTTCCCTTTACCTGCAACATTGAGAAAGGAACTGTTGTACCCCACGCAGCTTGCAAAGTAGCAAGAACGCTTGAGGTCGCATCGTCATTGTAGAAATCGACCTGCAAGGTTGATGCCTCAAGGCCTTTTACAAAACGGTGAGCAGTGTCGCCCATAGCGGTCACTTCAAGCTCATCAAAGTTACGGGTCAGAGTCACTGACTTAACATGATCTGAAAGGTCGACTGAGTTGATTTTTAACCCAACCTGATCATTAAGAAATACTGCCATTTTTTATGCCTCGGCTTTCGTGGTTTCTGTTGTAGGTGCTGGATCTGCCTTAGGAGCAGGTGTAACGACGGGCGCGGCCGAGGCCTTGTCCGTTGCGGCGATCTGTCCGATCTTGATGACGAACGCCAAATCTTCAGGTGAGAAATCGGTCATGGTTAGCTCCAAGTGGTGAGAATTGAGATTTTGAGATCTGACATAAGCATTTGACCCGTTTCAGTCGGTGAGACTGTTGGAGCCGTGATCGAGGTGATTGTGAAGCTAAGGCCACTTGATGCCAGCTTGTTAAATACCGCGACCATAAACGATTCGATGTCAGAAAGATTGCCCTGATTATCGAATAGCGGTACGAGCATCGTGATCCTGAAATGAGCCATAGGCGAGATAGTCGCTTGATGGTTATTGGTTGGCTCTAGGTATGGATCATCCGGTGAGACGATGACTGAGTTGGCGATAGGGCTGGCCGGTGGAAAGGATAAGACCGACCAGACCCCATCATTCGATAAGGCCGCAGCAATAGTTGAGCGAAGCGAAGTGAGTGCGATAGGCATTAGCCCACCATGCTTCTAGGGCTTGTATAAGGGGCTATAAGGCCTCTCACACGCGCCATAAGGGTATTACCCATGCGATAAGGCGATGGAGAAAAGTCAGGGGATACGCCGCCGATTGAGGACTGTTGACGGGCTTGCCAAATATCAACGGCGAGCATGAGAGCAGCTTCGCGGATGGCTGGCGTGGTTGCGTATGAGGTGTCTTTTGTATCAATACCGGCGGCTGAGCCGTACGGCACGATTAAATGATAATTGTCATTGGCCGCAGTGAGATTAAATTGAACGATCTCATAACCGCGTGGAAAATTGTATTGAGACCATGGGAAGAATGGGAAGAACGGGAATGATCCGCTGCCGTTAGTCCAAGGCCATGTTGCCGTGATCGTATGCGATCCGTTGTAAGTCGATCCACAGTTTGTCAGCGTGATTGTCTGACCAGTTGTAAAGCCGACCTGCACTGAAAGGATGGCGTAACCGACATTATTGTAAATGGCGACACCGACAACCGGATAAGAGTTAAACCAGAGATATTGATTAAGGAGATCCTGAGCGGTTTGGCAAACTGTCTCTACGGCATCTGTTGAGTCGTAAAGCGTTCCAATACCGAGCGTAGTTTTTAACTCAGCTGCGGTGACATAAGTTGCGGCCATTCAGGATCTCCTTTCATAGTTAGACCGAGAGCGCCAAGGGCGACCAAGACGCTCGCGGATATTTATCAGGTGAGGTTGAAGCGGCGTACGCCAGCTGGGATCAAGACCTTACCTGCGCCGTAGCCGTAGATCGCAGTCTGAACGCTCATGCTTGAGACGACATTGACTGAGAAGTAAGCCTGTGCTGATTCCCACCACTGAACTGTTTCAGGTGCGATGATGAACGCAGATTCATCAACTAGACCAGCGGTTACATTCTTATCGACATAAAGGTCAAGTCCGAGAACATTTCCCTTGATCGATGTTGGACGAGATTCACCAGCTGCATTCCATGGCTGGATCGCGTTGTAAATAGGGCGACCTGTCGTATCGACTGCACCAATCAGGGTGCTCCACCAATTTGTGTTGGTGACGAGGTTTGATGCGAAGTATGAAGATCCTGCATAAGCCGCTGGAGCTTCTGTTGAGATGTAGGAGATCAATCCGGCAGAAGTTCCGGCAGTTGTAGATGCCTGAGTTCCCTGAGATGTGAGGATTGAGATCAACGCTGAGTCAGTTGCGAGCAAGTATGCGCGCTCGAGCTGAATAGCAAGCTGATCGAAGAAGATTGGATCTGAACGCTCGAGAAGTTCGAGTGAGATTGTCTGTTGTCCAGCGTACTTGTTGACTGTAACTGACTCGTAAGCCGATGTCATAGGAGTATCGCTAGGAGCAGCTGATTCAGCCGTTGATGCAACAGTTGGAGCAGTTGATGAACCGCCGCCAGCTGATGTAACAAGTGATGGAATGTTGATTGTCATACCGGAGGCAGGAAGTGTGCCGCGGCTAACTGCATCGATCGCAGGACGACCAAAGTTTGTGTTAGATACAAAGTTTGAGAGGTACTGGATTGGGTTAAACGCAGGGTTTGTCGACATGGTATCGGCTGCGGTGAGAGATGACGGATCTTCAGACGCAGTGACCCAAAGCTTGGACTCTTCGTTACCGAGAGCGGCCTTGATCTTATGTTCTGTGTATTTACCCTTAGAGGTAATTCCGTGACGGACGGTTGATGAGATGTAAGGCGCTGATGCCTTAATCGTTGGACGAGAGGCCTCTGATGATGCCTCGGCTGTTGCGGCTGGTGTCGCTTCGGACATCGTGGCCTCGCTTTCGGTTGTAGTTTCTTCGGTTTCTTCTAACGCATCCTGAGCAACCTGAATTACTTTCAGGGCTTCGACTGCATCGGAAATCTTTTGGATCTGCTCGTCTTCCATTTCTTCGAGAGCTTCTTCAGCTTCATCGGTTGCATCGCCAGCGGCAGCCGCGACGGATGTGACTACCGCATCAGCGAATGCAGGTGTTTCAACGAGTGATACTTCACGGAGGATTGCTTTTTGCACATAAAGGTTTCCGTCTTTGCCAGGAGCAGAGGCGATGACATCGACTCCGACAGATAGACCATCGAGCAAACCTTCTGCGGCCTTGATTAAATAGTTTTCGCCATCGCGTGACGCGCTGACCTTAAATGTTCCATACATCGCATC